AGAACCAAGCTCGCGCTGGTTCACAAAGAACTTAGTAGTTCCTCCAGATACCTTTTGGTACTGGACATCCTTTGCCATGTTGTAGGCTCGGCTTCCGATCTGGACGATGTGAGGCTCTGGCTCACCCTTTGGCCGTGACTGTGGCTTTTTAGATTGAACCTTCTCTTGCGCTGACTGCACAATCTCTTTAGCTGTGGCAGTCACTTCTTCTGGTGACATGCCTTCTTTGTTGTCGTGCAGATGTGCAAGCTCGCCTTGCATTTCTTGATAGCTAAGAGCGGCAAGCTCTTCTTGGTTGGCGTAGTATTCAGCCGCCGCCATATCTTCTTCGTTAAGATTTACGTTGAAGACTTCCTCGACCTCACGCACCAGTTCAGTTTCTGGTATGTCTGACGCACTTTCTGCATCCTGTGCGGAAGCACGAGAACGGCGGATTTCGCTATGTAAATTTGCCAGCGTTCTTACTGCGGCTTGTGTATCGTCGGCTTGGATACGCTTCTTGTCAGATGATGACATCTGGTCAAGCATTTCCTTTTTGCGCTTATTGAGCCTTGCACGTTCGCGCTTAAGTTCCATGACCTCAGACGCATTGCCCGCACGTTCAGCTTTACGAATGTTTTTGTGTATACCAGCCAAGCGGGCTTCAACGTCGTAGTAACGGCGGACAGGTGTCGTGCGGTCTTTCTCAATCTTATTCGCCGTAACAGTTGCCCTGTCTGTGTAAACCAGTGGGTCGTACACATCTTTCAGGTTAGCCTTAACAATCTCTGGGTTTGTTTCCTGAGAGTTTGTAACGCTTCTCGCCTGATCAAGCGCGGCCTTCAGTCGCTCTTGCGCTTTCTGTAATTTAGCAGACGCCTCTTTTTCCCCCTCGTTAGGGATGTCGCGGCCTTCTCTGACTGCTTCCATGTACGCAGGGTCTTCGCTTGGAACGCCCTCGTTTACTGTCTCATCGAAAGCTCTCTGCGCTCTTGATACTGCGCCTTCGGCAAGTCTGATTTCTTTCTGGATGTCTTCAAGATCTCTTGGATCAAGCACACCCTGACGCCCTTCGTCTCTTGCACGCTCTGCCGCTTCGATACTACGCTGGCGGTGAACTTCGTCCAAAGCCCGTGCCTTTGACTTGTTTGAACCAATAACTGCTTCTTCATTAAGGCGACGTGCGCTTTCTGATGCGTTGTAGATGAACTCTTTGCCATCACGGACGGTGCGTATTTTATTAAATGTTCTTCCAGAGAAGCCGCCTTCGTGAGAAGCGGACAATATAGACTGAACGCGGCCAACCATGCGGGAGCTAAGATCTCTACCAGATCCTGGCTTACCGTTGCCAGTTGTCACGTTTCTTAGATTTTGTTGGACGCGACCAATGTGTTCGCCGTGTCCATCTTTGATGGCACGCTCGTCAAGGTCTATGGCGTTAGTAGTCCGTGTTGCCAGGTGACGGACGCTGTAGACATTCCCGTTTGGATCGGTTGCTTGGTAAGCCTGCTTTTGCAAGAAGCGGTCAAGCATCGCGTCTATTTGGCCCATAACCAAACGCTTCGCAGTGTCCGCGTTTAGCTTGCCTGTCTTCATAAGGTTGCGGACGGCGGCTTCTCTAAATGCGTTCCACTCAACTTGCATTTCCTTTGGTAGAGTGGCGATTTGTTGGCGGACGAACTGCGGCATACCGTCATCTGGTGATGGCAGGATACCTTTCTGTGCGTTAGCCCAGAACTCGGCGACCATGTTATAGAACTCGCCTTCGCCGTGTCGGTTGCGTGTTACGTCTAGTAGATCTTCAATGGTGGCAAGACCCATGAACTCGTTGTCCAAGTCCATAGCGTAGCGTGCAACAGAACGGTTGCGCCAATCGCGGAAGGCTTGCATCGTGTGTGGGTGTAGACCCTCACCAACTGTGCTTTCCACCAACGCCTGTGCGATACCCTCATCAAACAACGCTTCTGGCGTGCCAGCCTCGCCTACGGATCTGTTGAGTATCCCTTGCCAAGCGTTCTGGCCACGAGCAATGTTTACCGTGTCACGGAAAATACCGCGACGAGCTTCAATAGCTTCCTTGCTGTTGCCTTTAGGCATTGCGCCAATGATGGCGTCTGATTGTTCTTTTCTTAACCCTAGAGACGCAAACTCTTTCTTAATGTTGCGTACTGTTGGCTGGAACTCGTTGTCAATAAACTCGTTGAGTTGTGTGTCAACATCCACAACTGGCTCTGGAGGTTCTGATGTAGTGGCTTCTGCGGCACGACGCTCTTCTAAAATGCTTGCTGGCTGTGCCTGCTGTGCATCGGCGTTTGATAACTGGTCAGCCGCCTGCTGTGCCTCTTCTGCACGGCGAGATAGAAGTGACTGTTGCTCTTCCTTGAGGGCGACTGCCTCCTTGTCTATGTCATCTAGTCTGCGCTGGAGGGTCAGGCGCTCTGGGTTTTGCGTTCCGTCTTCCAGCATCTCTGGAAGATTAGACATTTCCCGCTCAAGGCGCTTACGCTCGTAGGCAACACTGCCTTTCTTGCGCCCGTCTAAACGTGAGTTGATTTGAGCCATACGCTCGTCTGGGGAAATCTGTGCGGCTTCCTGCGCTTCCTGCGCCACTTCTTGTGCGACGCCTTCTGCTGTATCTGGAGTTTCGGTAGCTGTATCTGCTGTATCCGATGACTGTGGCCGCAACTCTTGTGGAGTTGGGGTGTCTCCCTCTGGCGGGTTTAGAGGTGTCATCCGCTGTGCTTCTGGCAACCCAGCAGATACTGTGCCGCCTTCGATTTCCATTGGCTGGCTGACAAGCTCTGGGGACTGGTCAAGGTAATCATCAATCCGCTGGGACAACATGCTACTACCATTGGCTTGCTCTGCGCGAGCCATGTTCACAAAGTTGTTGTAGTCAGTGTCCTGTTGTTCGTAGAAAGCATTGAGGCGATCTAGCTCGTCACTCTGGGTTTCCCCAGATTCAGCCATGCGTCTGCGTTCAGCGTCTATCTTCGCTTGTGTGGCGGCTCTGTTCTGAGGCCATGCCATAATGTTTTTGATGCGTGTGATCTTCTGCTGTAGCGGAAGGAGAGAGGCACGCTCCGCTTGATCAACGCCAACAGTGTCACCCTCGTTGCGAAGTTCCTGAATTTCTTGTTGCCGCATCTCCAGTTCTTCTTGAGTGGAGCGCAGGCTTTCTTGCAAGGTCTTGTTTGCATCAATCTCTTCGTCTTCAGATAACAAGTCTCCACGCGGGGTTGGCCTTGCAACAAGACCGTCGTCAATCTGACGACCAGATTGCTGGACTGCCCTGTCGGCAAGTCCACGACGGATTGGGTTCAAGTCCATGTTGCGCCCAGTGCGAGCGCTGATTTGGTCTAGCCCCTCTTTTGATAGCTGGTTTGCACCGCTAGTAGTGTCGTCAAATGCGCGACCTATCAGTGGGATTTTATCTGCGCCAGGTATTTTGGGGGCTACAGCACCTAAAGCACCCATGCCCGCGCCCATTGCCCCGCCTGTCGCGCCGCCTATCAGCGCGGCTCCGCCAGCGCGGAGATACGATACGTCGTCTTGAAGACCAAGCGCTACGTTACGGTTCTGGATACCGATGTCTGCTATGCCTTCAGTGATACCAGCGGCTACCGCTTCTCCCTTCGCACCGCTTTTAACTGCGGCTCCCATAGCCTGTTTGGTTATTTGCCGTTTGGTCAGGTTCTTTGCGGCTGTGCCAGCGGCTAGTCGTGCCGCCTGACCACCAGCGCCAAAGCCGATAAGGTTTAACGGGTCGGCGAGCATGGCTAGGCCAGTCTCTGCAACGGCTTCAAAGCCACCGTCAACACCAAATGGTAGGGCGTCGTATACTTGTTGTATTCTTGCTAGTCGGAGGGATTGAGCGTCGCTTTGTGTGTTAGCGTCGTAGACATCCATACCGATTGAGATGGAGTTGTTGTTACGCCAGCGGCGGTCATTGAGGTAATATTCGATAGCCTCGTCTGAGCTATTGAATTGTTTACCGTCTCGCGCACCATAGTAGTCGTACAGATCTTTTAGGAACCTGTTGTCGCCTAGTAGATTTTTTGCGGTGTCTTCGTTTAGGTTCGATGCGTAGTCTTCGGATGTGTATCCGTTGTTATTGTCTGAACCTAGTGTTGAAGACCATAGGTCTTCATGGTTATCATGCTTAAAAATCACTGCGATACTCCAGTTTTCTCAGTGGTTGATCCTTGAGAAACTAGAATATCGTTTTGACTGTGCGGTAGTCGTCCCTATGGGGTGCGCTTTGTATTGTCAAAAGTATCGTCAGTTAAGCCGTAACCATACTGTCCGCCCGATGGTCTGCCTAGAGCAATGTATACTTCTCTGTCAGTAATCTGCTGACCTTGCATCCTGTAAGCCTCGCCCATCTGCAATACAATACTTGCTACGTAGTCGAGTGGCGTATCAAATGGCCCGCCTGGGCGAACGGTGTAGCTAGGGTTTGGTGAAAATCCAAGAACTTGGTCTTGCAAGCTCTGAACCATAGCAAGTTGTTGCCCGACCTGTCTTATCTGCATGGTCGGTACTGGAGTGTTAAACACACCGCTAGTTGTGCCAGTATAGAGTTGAGGCAGTTGACGTGCAGTAGCGTTGTTCGGTGCGTATGGTGTTAGCTTTCCTGTTGACTGGTCATAAGTATACGCAAGGCCAGGCACGACGGCGTTGCCGTTTGCATCTATCACACCGCCAGAACCGTTGTTGGCTATGTAATACCCTTTAGGCGTCAACTTAAAGAGTGTAGTCGGTGGCGCTGGCGGTCTAGGTGTTCTTGATTTTGGAGACTTCAAGGTGTTCTCTAAAGAGGTAAGAACTTTAGTCTTGAGTTCCGCAAGCGGCTTTTGGATCTCATCGCCCCTGAAAGCACCAGGAGAGGAGAGTGCTATGTTTGTATCCAGATCAATCTGCTTCGTCAGCCAGTCTCTTAACTGCTGATGTGCCTTGTCGATTTCCTCGTCGCTCGCGCCAAAGGGAAGGATTTTTGTAAGCATCGCTTCTACCTTTTGGTCTATAGATTTTAGGTACTCAACTTCTCCATCAATCACGTACTGCTCAATACGTGTGCCTGGCGGTATCTTTTTCGTTACGTGCTTGGCTTTTTCTTGGAGGAGGTATTGCTGTTGAGTTTGTACAGCGCCGTTGCCCTTGAGCCAAGCTATCATTTCCTGTGCTTTTTCTGGGCTTTTCCCAGTCAAAGCATCCTCGCCAAATTGGTTGACCAGAGAATTTATTATCTGCACTGGTTCACCCACAAAAACATAACCCTGCGCCTTTAGGTATTCTACTGCAAAGCGGCCACTCGTCTCCTCTTTCATAAGAGGGTGGTTTGCTATAGCATCAATTCTGTCAACAGCAGTCTTCAGCGCGGCTTCTGCTTGTCCCTGCGCCTTGAGTTGCTCTGCGTCGTACTCACTTTGATAGGTGATACCCTGCACTCTTTCAGCGGCTTCCTTCCAGAACTGGAATGTTTTGTCGTCTACACTTGCGGCTTCTGGCTGGTTATGAAGCCTTGCCTGCATGTTGTATGTCTGAAGCAAGTCTTCGTCGTCGTAACCTCTAGCCAGCACAGACTGAACAAAGGGATTGTCTTTGGAGTTCATTGCTGTTTCAAAGGCTCTAGTATCTACATCTGCCTGCGAAAGATCTGCCTGTTCTCGCCGTAGCTTGAGCGACGCCACAAGCCGAGCATGTAGTTCTTTATACTCTTGGCTAGTGGGTGAGTAAGGGACTTCAGCGCCAGCTATAATCTCTGTGGCGATATTTTGTAACCTGTCGTCTGACAAAAAGCGGAGCTTAGAGCCATCATAGTTGACGACGTTGCTATCTGCTTTTGCGACGGCAGTGCTTGTCACATCGTTCTCACGCCTCTGGATTATTTGCACTATGGCCTTCTTCTTCCAGTCGGCCACGCCTTGTGCGTCCATTATGTTGTTGGCTTCGTCTACTGAGTTTACATTTTTTAGGTTACTGTCGGCAAAAGACATGGCTGTGTCTTGTTGCTTCGTAGTGAAAAGCTCTGCGAGGCGTCCGCTATTCTGCTCCCACAACCGCTCACCAAGCTCTTGGTTTTCTGGAAACCCTTTAATGAAATCAGTCCTTAATTTATTTATTACCTTTTGGTCTGTAATATCGCCAGCGTCCAAGTTATACCCGATAAAGTTATCGAACGCCGCGTTCTGCTTTTCCAGATACCCAACTTGCTCTTGGTCTTCTTTGAGCCTAGTTGCAATCGCACGCTGGTTGGTGCGGTCAGCCATCTCAGACATCAGTGCGCCAGATGGTAAGGACTTAAGGAAAAACGCATCACTTCCCGCCAGACTTTGGCGGAAATCATTTAACTCTTCGGCAGTAACCTCCTCACCCATCTCCGCTTTCATTTTGCGGTAGGAAAGGAAGTCCTCACGGTTTTGTTTGCGCTTCTGGTAGATACGGTCTTCGGTATCGTTGTATGCCTTCTGCGCTTCTTGGAAAAATCTAGCCATTTGTTTGTCTATTTCCCGCCGTTACTTAGCCCAGCCCTTGCTAACCTGTCCGTTAAGTCTTTGTTCTGTTGCTCTAGTTCAGCTAGTTTCTTCGCATTAGGGTTGTTATAGCTTTGAGTGTTTCCGAGCATGTAGTCGAGATTAGGGAAATACTTGTTTGCCAAAGTTGATTGAGCCGAAGAAGCCCCTGCCGCACTATCGACAGCAGTGTCTCCACGCTCTTTTCTAAGGTCTTGAGCGGCTGTCTGAGCAGTATTGTAAGCTGAATCCGCTTTCGTAGGCATGACACTCTTAAGGTTATCAATCCCACTCTGGTAGCCTGCGCCCAAGTCTGAATAGACGTTTTGGCGTCCCTCCATAAGCGTCTTCTGATTAGTTCCAACTCTGTTAATAGCGGCATTGTAAGCCTCCTGATCAATCTTCCGCAGTTGACTTGCATACTCCTGTGACAAGTCACGCTGGGTATCTCTAAATCTGTCAGACCTATCCATGCCTTTAGATATGGCGTCGGCGTATCCTTGCGAACTAACCCTGTCGATTGTGCTGTTTAGGTCGTCCATGTACATCTGTCGTATCTGCTGGTAGTTCGTATTGATGTCGCCTTGGGTGGCTGTAGGCAGTGGCCCCATAGCCGAACGAGCTTGGTTGATTGCGGCTTCAAGCATTTGTGAACGGTTCACAATACCTGTACGCAGTGCGGTTTCTTCCGCCGCTCTTGCGGCGGCATACTGAGCCTGCTGTTGTGCAATAGCCTGTTGAGCCGCAAGCTGTGCTTCGTATGCTTGACGGTCTTTTTTAGCCTGCTCTTCAGCTTGCCAATAATCGTAGCCAGCACCAATGGTCTGCGCCCAAAGGCCACCCTTTGTAGGGTTGCCTTGTGCGTCAGTGCCAGCTAATCCGTTGTACGCTTGACCGAGCCATTCACCGTATGCCATCAATAGTCTCCTAGAGATACTTCATCCCGAAGCCAGTTCTTGCAGTAGTCAGGTTTCTGGACAGTGGGCCACGAGCAGTGTACATCGCTTGCGGGTCGTTCGGGGAGAACGCGATAATCTGTTGCTGACCAGAAGTTGGCAGGACGTAGTTTACGTCTGGCACTACTGACTGACCTGGCCCTAATGGTGGAATGTTAGGGTCAAGTTGCAAGTCTGACTGCGCTTGAGAAACAGGGGTTTCGGTTTGTTCCGCGCCTGGTGGTGGTAGGTTTTCGACTACTTGGTCGTTACCGCCCAGCGCCCTAGCGCCAAAACCCTGTTGGCCAACACCTGGTTCACCGCCTGGTACAGCAGAACCCATCTGCTGTTCAACAACTTGATCCATCGGTGTTTCGCCTGAATAACCTTTTCCAACACCCTTAAGGAAACGGCCACGTTTCGCCTCGCCGAACGGGGATGCGCCAGACAAAACGGTGCTGTCGCCAAGAATTGATGAAGCATCACCGATAAACTTCTTCTCGCCGAAGGGATCACCTACGTCCTTACGCTCACCTTCACGATACTCTGTCGCCTGACTTTCACTTAGAAAGTTGGTGATGTATTTGAAGTTGGGCTTGTTGTTGGGGTTGTCGGTCTGAACATTCATACCGCTGGGGTTATAATTGTTATTATTACCCCCGCCACCGTCTCCATCAGGCTGGTTCGGGTTTTTAGGCCCGCCCCATGAGACAGTTTTGTTTGTTCCCGCAACGTACCCCTGTGGTGGGCCTTGTGGCGCTCCACCTGTGTTGCCGCCTGGACTGTCACCCATGTCTTATCTCCTTTATGCGAACATTATGTTGCCGAAACCACTACGTCTTTTAGATCTGTCAATCTCACCTTTGGTGGATGCTCTAAATGTAGCAGAACCGAAGTCTCTATTCTTCCCTCGCGTCAGATAGTTACCAAAGCCCTTACCGCTAGTTGCTGGCGAGAGGTAGGAAATTGGGGAAAGGTAACTCTGACCCGTTGTGTTTTGGCCGTCTTCAATGATTTTCTTAATATCATTCTGTAAGGTTTGCCATTTGTTGTCAGGCTGGCTACCATCGTTGTTATTGTTATTGTTGGTGGTATTGCTCGTCGTACCAGTTGAGACTGTAGAGCCAAATCCCATGCCGTTTGCATTGGGAGATGTTGCGTCTACCGCTTTGCCGCTTGCCCCTAAGTCGTCCTCGTAGCCACCGTAGGTTATGCCTGCGTTTGAATAGTCTGAACCCTTACTGAACGGTTGATCTTGGCCAACTGAGAACGACGAAGATGATGCCTGCGACGCTGAGTTCTTTACGCTACCATCTTTAGATGGGTCGGAAGACAAGTCAGACTGGACTGTGGTTGTGGCTGTTCCTTTAGCCGCAGTGCCTTTACCAGTGTTTACGTTCGGGTTCATTTGCCCAGTGTTCTTGTCGAAAGACGCTATGTTCACAGTGCCATCAACCCCCGCTTCTTCAAGTTGTTTTTTGACGGCCTGGTTGAGGGCTGTCACGCTTGCGACGGCCCCCATGCCAGCTAGGTGGGGGTTGCTGGTCTGGTCATAAATTTTCTGACCTACACCCTTACCGACTGTCTTGTTAAACAATGGGCCGAGGACTTGGCCAGTGGCAAAGTTCATGGCATTGAAGTTTACGTCGAGATTGTTTTGTTGAGGGGCGTTGGGGCCAAACTTGTTCCAGCCGCCTAGAGGATTGCCCATATTGATCGACGTGTTGCCCAGCACAGCACCAGGCACACCGCCAACATAAGCACCCCCAAGCATCAAGCCCGCGTTTGCCAAGTTCTGCGTCGCATAACTGCCGCCAGATTGGATGGTCAAATCACCATTTGGCAACATGCCCAAACGTGTTCCGCCCCAGCCCTTGCCTACGTTTAAGTCAAAACCTAATGGATCCCACCCAGGAGCGCCAGTCTGGCTATTGAAGCCTTTTGCAAACGCCTCTGCCATCTGTTGGTTGGTGATTTCGTCAGACGTGTTGTAGTTTTTCCAGTCGTTGAAGTTACCCCCACCCAAGAAACTAAAGTCATAGGATTTATTACCTTGGTCATCTTCTTGCTCGCCCGCCGCAACTCTTTCACCCAGCGTTTCTATGGCTCGAAGCCTGTCGTCTACGGATACGCCAGGGATTAAGCCAGAACCTATGATAGAAAGTTGCTGGTTGGTGCTGTCTGAGTTTGTGTTGATCCGACCAGCGTCCATCATTGCCTGTACGGCATCAACGAGATCTTGATCCGCTTTAGTCATATTATTACTTGGTTCGTACATGTCATAGTCATACGACCAATCATCTTCGCTTGGGTCGTTTGGCGCATTACTGCCCTGCCCAGTCTGTTGATTGTCGTATGCGTCGTCAGTGTTGCTGGCGTTGTTGTTGCCTGTGCTTTGGTTGCCGCTTCTATCGTTGTCAGCACCAGAGCCAGCGTTGTTGTTACCAGTGCCTTGCTGTCCGTCAGCGCCTGCTGACTGGTCGCCGCCAGAACTCTCCATGGCGTCGCCTTCGTCGTAGAAAGCAGGGACGCCATGCACAGGCTTTCCTGCGCCGCCGAGAGCTTTCAGGAGCGATGCTTCTTCGTCGTTGATGTAGGCGAGCATGTGGTCTTGACCCTTGATCTGGGTGCGACGTGGGGGCGGCCCCATAACTCTCATAGAACTTCCAAACATCTAAATAGCCTTCCTAAAACATTCGCCAGCTTTAGTGTATCCTAGTTTCTTCATAAAGCCGTCCCACCTGTCGCCTTGCCCATGAGAGGTTGGGTTGAAAGCCATGTGGCATACATTCATATCCTTGCACCACTCTTCCCAAGCCTTCATAAATCTTAGGGCAGTTATACCTCCACGTTTGTCAGGCGACACGAACATGATCTCTTCCGAAGAGCATCTGTGGTTTTCGGCAAAATACATCCGAGAAGCCACAGCAATGAAGAAGCCGTAGATCTCATTTTTGGACAAGTCTTCTGCCACGAGGGCAAGCCTGTTTGGGTCTGCAACAGCTTGCATCCCGAACTCCGCAGTCCTTTCTTTTGAGTATGGTATCCAATTCCAGTACGAGGACTGGTGGAACCGCTCACCCAAATCAACACAATGCCCCACATCTGCTACTTCCATAAACCTAATCACATGTATAAGACCTTGCTACCAAAGCCGCTCAAGTCACCACGACGGCTCTGTGCTGAAATACTTTTACCAAAGGTCGGACTGTACTGAGGCCCAGCATCGACATAACTTGTGCCACCATCCCTATCGTCTACTTCCTCTAGGTAGGTAACACCCTCTGGTTTTTGAGCGCCAGTGTAGGCGGGCGGAGTAGCCGACGGCAGTGTCATCGACAGGTTCGCCTGCTCATTATCAGCGCCGTATCCAACAGGGACACTATCAAGTATCTGACCGTAGTTATTTGGCAACGGAGCAGACGGTGTGTATGTCGGCTCTGGTGGCGGCGGTTGATAAGCGTTGTATGCGCCATACCCGCCCATAGCCCCAGATAGAATTTTCTGCGTTGTAGAAATGTCTGCGTCAGAACCCATGCCAGCAAGGCCGTACCCCGCCGCGCCGCCGATGGCGGCCTGAAGTGCTTGAGCGTTATTAGCGCCAGCGAGTTTGGCCGCACCATAAGTACCCGCACCCATTAAAGCTGACTGTGTTAAGTCACTGCCTAATGGATCATCTGCCCAGTCCTGTGCCGCTTGGGTTACAGTATCTTTCGCGCTGTCCCATGCGTTTGTCGCTGTGTCCTTACCCCAGTTCCAAAGATCGACATACCAGGGATCGTTGAATTGCTGAATGTTAGTATTTTCGTTATAACTTCCACGCTCACTTCCGACTACGTAGCGCTGTGGGTCTAGCCCTGATTGCGCTGTGGCAAGTTGCACAGCCATAGCAAGTTCTGGAAAGTTTTGCTGGACACGATTAGGGATAACCATCTCGCCAGACTGGCCATATAGTAGCGTGTCATCGCCGCCTTTCATTGAGGAGTAGTGTCCAAGTAACTCGTCGGCGTTCATCAGTTTTCCAAAACCCTCGTCGCCAGAGTTCATAATGTCTTCGCTGATTTGATTACGCTTCTTGCGTATTTCGTTGAAGTGTTCTTGCTCTTCTCTTTTGTAGTCGTTAATCGACTTGTCGTGCGGGCCTACTGCATCAAAGCCGAGACCACCAAGGCCAGAAGGCATTGATGGTATCTCGTCGTCGTGGCCTTGTAGCATACGGGTGATGACGGACATGGGGCCGTAGTCATCTAAGAACTCACGTAGGCCGTAGTTCTCCTCATCACGAGGCTGGCCGCTCATGGTGGTGTTTTTTCTGTCAGCCATTCAAGCCCCCTTATACGTTGACAGTTGCCGCCGCGATGCCCATCTCAAGCGAGGTTGCCGATGTAGCGCTTGTAACAACAAGCTCAAGTCTGCGGCCTGCTGTTGTCGCGTCGATCTCAATGATTGTAGCCAGAGATATTGACTGCGCTGTCGATGATACACTGTACGTACTACCTACAACCGAGCCATCAACCGCAAGCTGGATTGTGCAAGAGCCGCCAGCCAGCTTAAAGCTGATGCCGTCGATGCGGATTGTCTGTTTCCATAGGCGTGTGATGAAGTAGGTCTTGTTAGTTACGGTAGCGGAACTGTCTTCCCATACACTAAAGAATGGAATGGTTACGGTAGAGAACGTCTCTGGCAACTGGCTTACTGGCAACTTACCAGATGTGTCGAGAGTAGCCACACCGTTCGCCGCACCCATATATGTCTTTGGCACGAGCGAGGAGAAGTCGATGTCACCGTATTCCAGCGATGTACCTGTGCCGTTCACACGAACATACTGCCCAGCATTGGACTGGACGAATGTTGGTAGTGAGCTTTCTGGCGATGTTGATAGCCACTGCACACCGTCATAGAACTTGAGGACTGCTGGAACCTGTGAGATGTCCAGCCACAAGTCCCCAGTTACTGGCGACGTAGGCGATGTTAGTGAGTTGGTGATGTTCGCTTTGCCCGCAAGAGAAGTAGCCAAATTAGCTACTTTGGCTTGTGGGATGTCATCGTTGTCGATTGACAGCTTTGCGTACCTAATGAAACCGTTTGCGTCTGTGTACTCATCCTCGAACATTAGGCCAGCAACTGTCTTCAGTGACTGGTTCTCAACTGTGATAACAGTAACCTTGTCACCTGGAACCAATGGGTTGCTTGGATCTAGGAAGGTGATTGTGTTCGCTGTTGCTGACGCTAAGTAGTCGGCGCTACCACCTTCTTCTTGCAAGACACCGTTACGCCACACGAGGATCTTCTCATCTGCTGTATGCACGAACGAGATCAGAGTTGTTGTGCCGCTAATCTCTTGGTCATCGCGGCGGAAGTTTGTCACAGCCTGAGAACGTACAGAATAGATAGTAACCTTGTCGCCATTGGCTAGGGCTGGGGTCACATTCTGTACGGTGACAGTGTTGTTGGTGGTATTAAATGTATACTGTGCCGCAGTACCAGCGGAGGTTAAATCGTGTAGCAAAATACCGTTGAGGTACACTACGATGTCTGCTGTGCCTGGGTCGAATGAGTAGTCAACAATAGATACAGGAGATCCAAGAGTGGCTGTTGCTGTAGCGCCAGATCCGTTACCGCCTGTGAACGTGATAGTTGGGGGAGAGGAATATCCACTACCAGCGTTAGTAATTGTGACAGAAACCACTTCGTCGCCTGCTGTACCACCGAGAGTGGATGTACCTGTAGCTTGTACACCAGCAGGATCGTTAGGTGCGCTGAATGTGACAGTTGGCGCGGCTGTATAAGCAGAGCCAGGAGCAGTTACAGTTACCGTATCTACTGGGCCGCCAATCTCAATGTCCTGTCGGTTGAAGAAGAACGGGCCTTCGACGTTACCTACTGATGCACCAGCAGGGCCGCGCAAGTCTCCGATGTCAGCGATGGTTGCCCACCCCTCTTCCTCACCGTTGTACTGGCCGATGCGGTATTGAATACCCACCAGTGCGTCCAAACGCATCTGAACTGGGCCTCTGAATACGCCCTCTTCGTTGAACAAGATGCCAAACAACTCGCTTATTGTCTTGTTTCCAAGCTCCGCAGAGTTGATATAGCGTATCAAGTTCTCAAAATCTGTATGAATGTTCCCGCTATTAACGTAGTTTTGCGGGTGCTGTTGTCTAAGTCGTGCCATTTATCCTGTCCTCACTGTAACGGCAAAGCCAATTATTTTTAGAAGCCCCTTACCTCTTGTAGTAAAGCGGAACTGCACCCCACGATAACGATGCTCGAACTTCCTTTCATACTGTCTACTTAACGGTACATCGGGGAATTTGTCGTCCACCCCGTCATCTTCGATAAGGAACTGCATGGATGACATGTATCTTCCACGCTCATCGAAGGCTTCCACCTGTAGCTCACCTTTACCAGTTGCTTGCAGGATGAAACTGTAACTTTCTTTCATGTCGTTGATAGCGCCCTGCCACAGAATGGGTGTAGTGACCACCATTTCTGGGCTATATTGAACAACCTCTTCGACTTTATTCTGCTCCCACACGCCGCCAGGTGTGCCTAGAAGCGTTACTCCGCCGAGTGTTTTCCCACAGCGAACATTCAGGAAGTCTCCTGAAGACCATTTACTTTCACCGCCAGCCATAGGGTTGAGGGTTAGGGTAAGTCTTTTGGAAATAAGGTCAGATATTGGAAAGTATATGTGGTACTGGCCTTCGTCTTGGTCGAAGTATGCAGATATTTGCTCAGTATCATCTACGCTTCTGACGTATGAGCGGTACAAGAGGTCAATCTTGTTGGACATTGGAATGGTAAAGATGGTCACACCGTTTGTTTCTGAACGACGTAGAGAGTGAACCCCGTCTCTTGAGCAGAACAAAAGGTCAGCACCAGCCTGGCAGATAGTGTTGTGAGAGATAGTTCCCACTTTAATGTTTGCTTTGTCGTCGATTTGCCAGAGTGTGTAGTCTGGATGTAGCTGATACACCAATGTCTGGTCGAAAGTGAACACAGCAAGTCGGCTGTTTTCAAACACCCCTAAACCACGGATTTCGTCGGCTGTACCAATCACGTTGGCTACGTCGATGTCTGAGGCTTGCGTAACTTGTACTGCGGCTGGGTCTTCGTCTAAGGTGAAGATGTCCTCTTTGTCCACGCGACTGAAGTCTATGAGGGTGCGTCGCCCTGGCTGTCCAGCAGTTGCGAGACGACGTTGCACAGCGACTACGTAAGCAGGACGCGGGTCGCTATCTGCCTCGATTTGCTCGAACTTAAAGCCATCGTATGTGAACATAGGGTAGTCGCGTGAGGCGAAGACCACCTTGTTGTTGAAGATGGTTGATGTAACGATGGATGTTTGCGGGTATACCTCAAACGCCTCATGTCCATTTGACTGAGGTTTAACATCTGTTCTGTTTGCGTACAGATAGTAGCTTATAGACTGTGCGTCTAAAAAATCGTTGAAGTATGTAAGGTCTCCAGCGGCTGTCCCGCTTGAAGAAACAGTTACCCTGTTAAAGACTTCATCGACAGCCACCTCTACTGTTGCTGGAGACCCACCATCGTCTGTAGGCGTAAGAACTTCTGTGTTGTCTACAGCTATGCGAAGCACATAAACAGCAGTTCCTGTGGCTTCATCGCCCCAAGCAAGAGATGTCATGTCTGGGTAGTTTGGTATGTCTTCAAATATAACGTCGTAGTATCTGAAGTTACTTGTTGGCCTTGCGTTACCAGTTGTATCGTCAACTATGGTTTGCGTAACAGGATCCCACCCAACTTCGATAGTTCTCTGAGGGTTTTCAATGGCTCTCTCTGACTTTAGGGTTGTGCCGCCGCCGTCCTTCTGCGCCCATACCGCCAAGTCTCTGCCGAAGAATGTAACATGTGTTATAACGGCGTCGCCAGGTGTGCGTTGTGTAGCACCTGGGTCGCGCACAATAGAGCCACGCCAATCAGCGAAGCCGTTGGATATGTCTAATAGGTGTTGCTTTTGACCAGTATCCAGAGCGCCCTTGTCGCGTGATGCGTCGATGCCCTGAAAATCCTCGTAAGGGTATACCTTGGTCTTAACGCCTGATGGCGCATAAGTGGTAGACATTAACGTCTCCTAGCGTCGTATCCCTGCGTGCCGCCTGGGGCTTGCGATTTGTCCATTGGAGAAACCTCAATCTTGCCAGATCCAAATTTCCGCTGGAACAGGATGCGGTTCATCATCTTGAAGTACATTGGCCCATACGCTTCAATCTTGTTTGACTGTTGCTGGACTGAATAATGATACAAGAGACCAGACACTATGATGCTGTCTGGTATCTCGCGTTGTTCTGATGGGTGCGTGTAGTAATCAATTTCTGGGTTGTCCCAGTAGGGGTGGCCACGCAAGTCTTCGATAACGAGGTTGGCAAACTCGACGAACATCATCATAACTTCGCCATCGACTGTACCTGGGTGCATGTCACCATAACGACGTAGCGCTTGGAAGATCAGTGCCTCTAGGTTTGAATAAGGCTCAGAAAGATGTGGGTTGTTGACTGAATAACGGTTACGGGCTTCTTTCCCGTCCCAATGCTCTCGCCACTTCTGCTCAATATCGTTTTTAGTATTGGCATCAATAGTATCACGCAAGTCTCTTGCGCCTGGCATGTCTGTTCGGCCAGTACCTGGGTCGTAGTGTTTTACGTCGGTATTGGCTGGTCTGTCGCCAGCGATTTTGTCGTAAGTGCGTGGGACTTCGATAGCCATGTTTTACCCCTCGTGTTTGACGAAGCGACCTCTTTGGAACCATGTGTGCATTTCAAATGCTTCAATGTGTTCTGGTCTGATAGAGAAGAAGAGATGCTCGCGCTCTTCATCCCAGTAAGAGCGATACCGCTCACCTCTGACAACCATCTCCAGCTTTACTATTTCCTCGTCAGACGAGACGTATATCTGGTTGTCTTTACGCTGTTCATTTTTAGGTGCTGGCTTTGCCTTTTCCGCCAAAGTCTTCTTCACAGCCTTGACCGCCGCCACCTTATCTTCAGGTTTAATTATTGCCATTACTTGCTCCAAAACAAAAAGGGCGGGTTGCCCCGCCCTTAGTGTATGTGTTTTGGGACAATACAGTCGTCCCTATAGACTAGGCTACAGCGTTCCAACCTTTAATGCGGTGGTGTACTTTTGCCTGTGTCATTTCGAGGCCGCACTCTGTCATGTACATGTGCTTCACGCCGTCGAAATCAGGTGTCTGAATGTCGCGGACAAGCTGGGTATCGCGGCCTTGTAGGTAGCGGTACTTCAGTTCAGCCATATCCAAAACGAACATTTCTTCAGTCATGCCTGTTTGACGGAACATTGGGTGCATGTACACCAGCAGATCACCAGCGTATGTGGTGTAGCGGGTCAGTGAAACGCCGTAAGCGTTGTCGATCTGAGTTGGTTGCCAACGGTTCTTGCCGATCTCCATCAAGTTGGAGATTACGCGAGCGCCGCAGAAAGCAACTTTTTCAGATGAACCATAAGCGAAGATGTCTTCGATCAACAGACGATCAAACTCTTTTTCAGTAATCACGTTTGCTGATGCACCGAATGTTGCACCGTCGGTTACGTTGGTGATCATGCTTTGCAGACCGCCAGTGTAGCGAGTTGGTGAAGCAGTCGAGCCGTTAGCTTCGTTGCGAACGCCGAAGAACATAGCCCGCTCAATGTCGCTCATGTGCAACTTGAGAGCTTTAGTCAGAGCTTCTTGCTCTTTATCACCTGTACGCAAGTAGGTGTTCTGCAATGTGCCTGTAACTTGTACGGCAGTCTTGAAGATTTGCGTATAGTTGTAATCAAGAGTTGGGTCGAAGCTAATAGCTGTTGGGCTAGTGCCACCTTCCTGATCCGCAAAGCCAGCAATCACCAGTACGTCGCCATCAGCAATCTGATGAGTTGTACCACCGATGTTACGAGTAACAGTCAGTGTGTGTGTTGAAGTGTTGGCATCAGCGGTTGCGTGCATGATCTCACCAGTTGTCTGGTTCTGGAGTATCGCGCCAGCTACAACAAAGCTCTCATCGTCGTCGGAATCGACTACGACAGAACCTGTTACGGCAGATGCAATAGCACCGTCAACAGTCAGAGTGCGATCAGGCAACTCGTCGCGGAAGTGGTTGTACTTAGGGTCATCTGAGCTTTCTGAGCCTGCCATTGAAAGCAGAGCCTGAAGCGGCGCAGTACCATTTGGTTCTAAAAGCGTGAACAATTCACGGTAATTGGTAGGACGGAAGTCGGTAGTAAACTGACCAGTCCCACGCAATCCAGTAATAGCAGTCATATCTATCTCCTTTGACTAGCTAGATGGTTACATAAGATGTCGGTTGGGCTACTACAAACTCTCTGCGTACAGCACGATGGTTCTTGTTTACCCTTTTGCACAGCTTGTGTGAGGCCGTAGCGTCGGCTGTACAATCCCATTAAATAAAAAAGGGGAACTTCTGTCGTCCCCCTTTCTTATATTTATAACATATTTCGTTTTCGCATTGCCGCTTCTGCCACCGTGTTCATAAAGTCTTGGTCGGCATTTGGCTTGGCTGTAGCGCCTGGAGACCCAGGGGATGATGAGTTAGCGCCTGTATACGCCTGACGACGTTGTGCCAGACTACGTAGTCTTTCCATTTCAGGTGTGTTTTTGACTGCGGCGAAGTCTCCCATAACTTTTTCAGTTAAGTCGCGGTCAATAAAGTCTTCGATGGTAAAGCCACGCTCGAAGGCGAAGTTAAAGAAGTCGTCTTCGTCTGCGTCTGGTAGCCCGTATTTCTGCTGTGCGCTGTTGAGGTTATTTGCCGCTGATGTGCGGTACGCCTGTTGCTGTTGCTGTTCAGCAGTCATGGCGGCCTTTGCCGCATCTTGGTTAATGCCCTGCGCTGATGCTAAAAACTGGTTCATCATTTGGCGCAACTGAGCGTTTTCCTGTTGCATTGTCTGCAACTGAGCAAAGCCATCGCGGTACATTGGAGGTAAGGTTACAGCGTTCTCTTCTTCCCAACGCTTGATTTGGTCTTCGATTTCAGACTGTAGATTGCGTTGATTGGTTACACTTTGCCCCTGACTGTCTGGGGTTGGATCTTTCTGACCACCCATAGTCGGGTTGCTTACAAACGCCTGTGTAGCGGCTTGTAAGAACTGGGCCATATCGTCTCCGCTTATGTCCTTACCGCTCTGCCTTGCGCGAGCCATAATGTCCTGGACGAACTTCATCGCAGGCTCAATAGGCTTGATCTCGTTAGCGTGGCGGTAGTTCAAGTCGCGGTAGCGATTAAATGTTTCGCGGATTTGCGCTTCTGTTAGGTTGCGCTTCTGACCGTCGAAGTCCACTTCAAACATCTTGACGCTCTGCTCCAGAGAGTTGTCAGCTTCTGTAGTGGGGGATAGTGCCGCCGACGCCTTTTCTTGGTCGGTTGGCGGTGCATCCTTTGGTTCTGGTGGCGGAGCCGCCTGTTGCTCCTGTTGCTGTGGTACTTGCTGAC